ATGTTCTTTCTCTCTCCACCGCGACCCCGGGAGTCCACCGTGCCAGTCGGCGACGCTCTGACCAGGCTTCTACTAGCGGAGGGCGACGATAGGCCGGCACCGATCCATCTGGGCAGCACGACGCCCCGCCTGTGGACGCCGCCACTTCGTGACCTGACGCCGGAGACCAGCTACGGGTTCGCGGCGTGCGAGTTCGCGACCCGCCTCGGCCGGCCGCTCGATCCGTGGCAGGAGTGGCTGCTCGTGCACGCCGGCGAGTTGCTGCCGGACGGCCGTCCGCGCTTCCGGCTGGTGTTGGTGCTGGTCAGCCGACAGAACGGCAAGACCGAGCTACTCGTGATCCTGTCCCTGTTCTGGTTGTTCGAGGAGCGCCGCAAGCTCGTGCTCGGCACGTCGCTACTACACGACGCTGCGTTCGAGTCATGGGAGAAGGCCGTCAACCTGGCCGACGCCACGGACGACCTGCGCGCGCGCATCGCGTCCGTGCGCACCTCGAACGGGCAGGTTCGGCTAGTGACCGCCGACGACTGCGTGTACAAGATCGCGGCAGCGAACCGGCGCGCTGGCCGGTCCAAGACCATCAACCGGCTGATCATGGATGAGGCGCGCGAACAAGACACCTGGGTTGCCTACAACGCTGCCGTGCAGGCCATGAACGCGGTATACGACGGACAGGGCTGGTTGATCTCCAACCAGGGCGACGACTCGGCGGTCGTGCTCGACTCGCTTCGAGCCGCGGCGATCACGTTCCTGGAGACGGGCGAGGGTGACCCGCGGCTCGGCATCTTCGAGTACTCCGCGCCGGACGGCTCGGACCCTGAGGACGAGGCGGCGCTAGCGCAGGCGAACCCCAACCTCGGCCGCTACGGCGCCGGCCGCGTCGACCTGGACAACCTCCTCGGCGAGGCCACGCGGGCAAAGATGGCCGGTGGCGAGCAACTCGCAGGGTTCAAGACCGAGGCGATGTGTATGCGGGTGCATCAGCTCAACCCGGCGATCAGCCCGGAGCATTGGGCCGCATCGGCCGATGCTGGTATCAGTCTGGTACCACACCGTGATCGACTGGCGCTATGTCTTGATGTGTCACTTGATGGCAGGCACGCAACGCTCATGGCGGCCGCCGAGCTGCCGTCTGGCATGCTGCGGGTCGAGGTGGTGAAGGCGTGGTTCGGGCCGCTGGCGAAACGTCATGTGCGCCGGGAACTGGCCGGCATCGTAGCCAGGGTCCAGCCGCGCGTCTTCGGTTGGTTCCCGTCCGGACCAGCCGCATCGGTGGCCGTTGATCTAGCGGATCCGAGGAAGCGCCACGGCCGCCGCGGCACGTGGCCACCCATGGTGAACGGCCGACCCGTGGAACTGGTACCGATTCAAGCGGAGGTCCCCTCGGTGTGCATGGGCCTGGCGGACGTGATCGAGTCGGACGAGTTGCGGCACCCGGACGACGACCTCCTGAACCAGCACATCGGTACCACTCAGAAGCTCTGGGAGGGTGAGGTGTGGCGGTTCGCGCGGCGGGGCTCCGGGCCGATCGACGGGTCCTACGCGACCGCTGGCGCCGTCCACCTCGTGCGCAGCTTGCCGGCCGCGCCGGCACCTCTGGAGTTGGCTTGATCGTGCATGCCGCCCGGGGCATGTACGCTCTCGCCTGTGTGGCCCTTCCGTCGCCGTGAACAGCCGGCAAACGTAGCGCTCTACCCGATCGGTGATCCGGCGATGGCGACCGTGTTCGGCTACGGCATGCCCAACGACTCCGGCGAGGCCGTGTCCGAGGCGTCCGCCCTGGGCATCTCGGCCTACTACCGCGCCGTGATGATCATCGCGCAGACGATCGCGGCACTGCCACTGAAGTCCTATCGCGACAACTCGGCCGAGGCTGTAGCCGGCAAGCCGGCGCGTGAACGTGTCAAGTCATGGTGCGACAACCCGGCCGGTCCGGACTCGGACACGCCGTTCGAGTGGACCGAGACCGCGATCTTGCACATGATCAACGGTGGTGACGTGTTCGCCGTCTACCGGCGCAACGGTGGTGACCAGATTCAGGGCACCACGCTCGTGCACCCGCTGTGCGTAGGGGTCGAATGGGACAAGGATCAGGTGGGCGGCAAGAGGTACACCGTGTCGTTCGAGGACGGGCACACCGAGATCATGGGCGCAGAGCGCATGCTCCACATCCCTGGCCCCTCACTGGACGGGCTCCGGGGCATGTCGCTCCTGACGTTGGCCCGCAACAGCCTCGGTCTCACGCAGGCAGGCGAGAAGAGCGCCGCGCGGATGTTCCGCAACGGCGCGGCCTACCAGGTTCTTGTGACGCCCGATGATGATCTCCAGCCGGGGGACGCTGAGAAGATCAAGAAGGACCTGCAAGGCAAGATCACCGGGACCGAGAACGTGGGCGGCGTGACGGTCGTCAACCGCAAGCTCAAGCTCACGCCCTGGTCGATGTCCGCCGCCGACGCGCAGTTCCTCGAGTCGCGCGAATTCCAGATATCCGAGATAGCGCGCTGGACCGGAGTGCCGGCAAACCTGCTCATGAAGGACGGCGCGGTGTCCACGTGGGGCACCGGCGTGCAGATCATGAACACGGGCCTGCACCGGTACACGCTCATGGGCTACACGACCCGGTTCGAGCAGCGCTTGAGCCGCACACTCCCGTCTGCCCGGTTCGCAGAATTCGACTTCTCCGGGTTCCTCAAGCCCGAACCGGCAGTCGAAATCGCCTTGATCATCTCGCAGGTGAACTCCGGGCTGCTCACCCTGAATGAAGGCCGCGCGCTTCGCAACCTGCCGCCGCTGGACGACCCGTCAGCAGATCTACCCCGCGTACCTCCTGGCGCCGTCCCTCCGGCCGCGCCGGCCGCAGAGCCGTCCCCTGCGCCTGAGGAGACATTGCCATGAGCGCTACCGATCTTCGGGTGCGGATGCGCACCATGATGACCGAGGCCGCCGCTTCCGTTGGCGCGCAACCGAAACCGTGGTACGCCATCAAGGCCCTGTCCACTTCGGACACTCCCGAGGCCGAGGTGCGCATCTACGATGAGGTGTCACCATGGGGGATCACGGCCGAGGACTTCGTGCGCGAGCTGCGCGCGCTGGACGTCGACACGATCCGCTTGCGCATGAACACACCGGGCGGCCTAGTGTTCGACGGGGTGACGATCTACAACGCGCTGCGCGACCACAAGGCGGCGGTCCACGTGACCGTGGACGGGTTCGCAGCGTCGATCGGGTCCGTGATCGCGATGGCCGGCGACACGGTGACCATGAACCGGGGTAGCCACATGATGATTCACGACGCAAGCGGCGGTGTCCTCGGGAACGCGTCCGAGATGCGCGAGTTCGCAGACGTGCTCGACAAGCTCTCGCAGAGCATCGCTGGCATCTACGCGGACCGTGCGGGCGGCACGGCCGACACGTGGCGGGCGCTGATGCTCAAGGAAACCTGGTACACCGCAGAGGAAGCGGTGGCCGCACATCTCGCGGACACCGTGCCGGGCGCGGACAAGGAACAGTCCACAAAGGACGCCACCGCGACCAACCGGTCGAGGTCGATCGTGACGCGGCACAACGCGTTGGTTGCAAGGAAGGGTGTGAAGGCATGACGGTGGAAGAGATCCTTGCGGAACTCGCGGCCATCATTGAGAAGGCGCAGAGTGAGGACCGGCCTCTGACTGAGGAGGAGGCCACCGCGTACGAGAAGCTCGAGGCGAAGATGGCCGCCGCTGCGCGATCCGACGCGATCGTCGCACGGCAGACCGCGCGCGCCACTGTGGAGCCGCCCGTCCGGCCGACGCACACCCCTGCCAAGAAGGACGAGGGGTACGAGAAAGCGTTCGATGCCTATATGCGCACCGGCAAGCCGAACGCGGACCTGGAGTTCAAGAACGCGCAGTCTGAGGGCACCGCGTCCGAGGGCGGCTACCTGGTGCCGACCACGCTCCGCCAGAAGATCGTGGACCGCATGAAGGCGTTCGGCGGCATCGCGAACGTCTCCGAGTCGATCTCGACCAGCACCGGCGAGAACATCAACTGGCCCACGATCGACGACACCGCCAACGTCGGTGAGATCGTTCAGGAAGGCCAGACGTTCGTGGGTGGCGCGGATCTCGTGTTCGGCGAGGCCACCCTAGGCGCCTACGAGTACATGGCCGGTGGCGGCAACGCGACCCCGCTGCGGGTGTCCCTGACGCTGCTCCAGGACGCAGCGTTCGACGTGCAGGGACTCATCTCCCGCAAGCTTGGCGAGCGGATCGCGCGGATCCAGGCGCCGCACTTGGTGACCGGCAACGGGCAGGGCATGCCTCTGGGTATCGCCTACGGCCGGGTGGGCATCGAGCTGATCGACGACACGAAGGGCGTGCAGTACGACGACCTGGTCAACTTCATTCACTCGGTCGACCCCGCGTACCGGGAGACCGGTTGCCGGTGGGCCTTCAACGATCAGTCACTCGCGACGCTGGAGAAGATCAAGGACTCGAACGGCGACCCGATCTGGCGGCCAGCGTCGGCCGATATGTCGACGGACGCGTCGGGCGGCGGCGGCGGCGGCGGCAAGCTCATGGGCTACCCGGTCACGATCGACCAGGCGTTCCCGGACATCGACGTCGACAACAACGAGGTCAACTGGGGCGTGTTCGGCAACCTCTCGGAGGGCTACATCGTCCGGCGCGTCAAGGACGTGGAGCTGCTCGTGAACCCGTACGCGCGGATGGCATACCGCCAGATCGAGTTCAGCGCGTGGGCACGGATGGACGCGACGCAGCAGAACACGGCGGCCTACGTCGCCCTTACCGGAGAGGAAGCGTGAGCCATGAGCGAAATCAAGTGGAGCATCGACACACAGGTTCAGGTGGTGAACCTGCTGGCGTCGTTCGACCAGGACGGCGCCGGAACCAAGGACTCGGCCGAGTTCGACGTGCGGACCTACCCGCGGGGCAGTCGATTCCTGCTCGCGATGGACATCGCCGGCGCGGCCGGGAACACGGGCGGGACCTGGTCGGTGGGCGAGTCCGCGACGACCGGAGGTGGCGTCACCGCGGCCACCACGCACGGCAGCCTCACGGCCACCGGCGCCAGCACGACGCTGGTGCAGCGTAAGGCGGCCCTGCACCCGAACCCGCTCAAGCCGTTCGTCCGGGTCAAGTTCACGGACACCGACGCGGCCACGGACGGCCTGTTGAGCGTCACGTTGCTCGTGCTGCCACAGAGCGTGTGAGGAGGGGTCGAGATGGCATGGGCACCTGACTATGCGGACACAGACGATCTGGGGCACTACCTCGGTATCCCTGACGACGCAGACGACGTGGAGCTTGCCCTTGCCATCACGGCCGCCTCGCGTGCGATAGACCGCTACACCGGCCGGCAGTTCGGGTCGGCCGACGCGACGCGCTACTACACGCCGGAGTGGGACCGGAACGCGTGCCAGTGGCGCGTGTCAATTGATGACATCATCGGTCAACCCACGTCCGTCATGGTCGACTACGCGGGCGCCGGCCAGTACACCGGCGAAGTGCTCTCGTACCGCCTCCTGCCGGTCAACGCGCCGGCAGACGGTCTGCCCTACACCGAGCTTGCGATCACCCGTCAGTCGCTCGTTCAGCCGGTCGCGCGGGGCTACTCGGTCGCCGTGCTGGGCGAGCCGTGGGGGTGGGCCGCAGTGCCGGAGGCCGTGGAGCAGGCGTGCCTGATGCAGGCGTCTCGACTGTTCGCCCGGCGCGGGTCGCCGTTCGGTATCGCCGGATCCCCGGAAGTGGGCAGCGAGCTCCGGTTGCTGGCCCGCGTAGACCCCGATGTGGCGGTCGTGCTCAACCCGTACGTTCGTTGGTGGGGTGCGGTCTGATGGACATCAAAGCCGTGCGCGAAGAGATCGGCGTGAAGCTCGGTGCGATCGCGGGGCTCCGGGTGTTCCACTACTCGGTGGACAAGATCCCCCCGCCTGGCGCGATCGTGGGCCTACCAGAGCTGATCGACTTTGATGAGTCGTACGACCGGGGTTCCGACAAGTTCACGCTGCCACTGTGGGTGATGGTCGCCCGGGCCGACGCGCGAGCTGCCGAAGCGGAGTTGTCCGCCTACCTCAACGGATCCGGCGCGAAGAGCGTCAAGGCCGCGGTCGATGACACCAACGTCAACACCTACACGTCGTGCGACACCGTGACGGTCACGACCGGCGTGCCGGGCTCCTACACCTCCGGTGGCGTGGACATGCTCGGTGTCGAGTTCACATTGGACATCACAGGATCGGGAGCCTGACATGGCAGAGTCGCACGGCAAAAAGACCTACGTCAGCCTGGATGGCGACGACATCTCCACTTTCACCGACAGCACCACCTACAACACCGGCGCCGATGAGCACGACTCCACCTGCTACGGCGCCGACGGGCACGAGGTGGCAGGCGGCCTGAAGACAGGCGGCATCACCATCGGCGGCAAATACACCACCGGCGCGACCGGGCCCCGCGCCGTCATCCGGCCGCTGCTCGGCACGAAGGTGTCGTTCGTGTACCGGCCGGAAGGCACCGGCACGACGCTGCCGGAGGACACGGCGACGGTGCTCGTGAAGGCATACAACCAGTCGAGTCCGGTCGCGGACATCGTCCGGTGGACTGCCGAGTTGACCGTTTCCGGTGTCGTCACGTACGGCGCTCAGGCGTAGGGAGATCCACAGTGGACAAGGCGGACCTGTTCAAACCTCGGGTCGGAGAGCAGCGCGAGGTCGAGCTTCCGGACGTCGGCACGGTCGTCGTGCGCGGCCTGACGGCCGGCGAAGTGAAGCGGTGGAAAGGAAAGCCGGAGGCTGAGGTGGAGCGGCTGGTCATCGCGACCGCCATGGTGGACCCGGTCCTCACCCCGGCAGAGGTGGACGAGTGGGCCGACAACGCGCCGTTCGGTCACCTCATGGACGTCATCCAGGCCATCTATGACCTGAGTGGCGTGTCGGCGGGAGCCGCCAAAAGAGGCCTACCTCGCATTTGAGGACAACCCCGATGTGGAGTTCACGTTCATCCTGGCCGAGAAGCTCGGCAAGACGGTCGCAGAGATCGACACCATGAGTGCCAGCGAGTTCGTCAAGTGGAACGTCTACTTTGGACGCAAGGCGCAGATCGAGCAACTCGCGAAGGGAGGTGGCCGCGGTGGCAACCATTGATCCAATCAAGGTCGCCGGGCTAGCCGAGTTCAACCGCAACCTGAAGCGGCTCGACAGGGAACTCCCGAAGGCGCTGCGGCTAGCACACAACGAGGCGGCGACCATCGTCGTCGACTGGGCGCAACCCAAGGTGCCGCGGAAGACCGGTGCGGCCGCGCGCTCCGTCAAAGCCAAGAGCACCCGCACCGAGTCCCGCGTAGTCGGCGGGTCCGCTAAGGTTCCCTACTACCCGTGGCTGGACTTCGGTGGTCGCGTCGGCCGCCAGCGGTCCGTGCACCGCGCGTTCCACTCGGACGGCCGCTACCTCTACCCCGGGCTCGGCGCTAACCGGGAGCGCATCAACGATGTCCTCCTGGCCTCGCTGCTCGATGTAGCTCGGCAGGCCGGAGTGGAGGTGGACTCATGACCACGGGCGGCATCGCGATCCTGACCGTGTGCGCAGGCATCCTCGTAGCGATAATCGGGGGCTGGGTGGAGCTGGTCAAGTCACGCAAGTCCCAGAGCACGGTGGTGCACGAGGTCCAGCAGAACAACGGCGGCAGCCTCCGCGACGCGGTGAACCGGATCGAGACCACGGCCGACAAGATCCGGGAAACCCAGGTGCGGCAAGGCGAGCGGCTCGCCAAGGTAGAGGCCCGGGTAGAGACCTGGTCGCCGGGCCGGAGGTCGTCCGATGAGTAGCAAACCGACCGTCACGCTCACCCTGGCGGGCGACGAGTCCAAGCTAACGAAGGCGTTCGACGCCGTCGGTGACTCCAGCAAGGCCATGGCGGACAAGGTGGACACGTCATCAAAGTCCATGAAGGACAGTGGCGACGCGTTCGATTCGCTCGGTGGCGCGACCGATGACGCCGAAGGCAAATTCCAGGGCTTCGCGGACACCGTCACCGGCACCGGCGACATCATGACCGGGTTTCGCGAGGGCGATATCGTTGGCATGGCAACAGGTTTCGCGGATCTCGCGGGCGGTCTCACAACCCTAGTGGTGCCTGCGATGTCCGCGTTCGCGTCATTCCTCGGCGGTCCACTGAGGACTGCGATGACGTTCATCAGCTCGCACCCGCTACTGATCGCACTCGGCCTGTTGGTGGTCGCGTTCGTGACACTGTGGACTACCAGCGAAACGTTTCGCAACATCGTCATCGGCGTGTTCGATTCGGTCGCCGGGTTCGTGAAGCGCGTGTTCGGCGGGGCGATCGACTGGATCAAGGGCGCGTGGAACGGTGTGATCGACTTCTTCCGTGGTATCCCGGGCGCCATCGGCAACGCGCTCGGAGCGATTGGCGGATTCTTCCGGGACGCCTTCAAGGGCGCGGCGAACGTGGCGATCGACGTCGTCAACTGGATGATCGACCGCATCAACGATTTGATCTACGGCATCAACGTGATCAACCCGTTCGCTGATGTCCCGAACATCCCGCACCTGAAGCGGATGCACGGCGGCGGCGTAGTGGGCGGCATGGTCGGCACTGAGCAGATGATCATCGCGCAGGCCGGTGAGCGGTTGGTGCCGCGCGGGCAGGACAGCGGTGGTGGCGGCGTGCTGATGGTTGGCGGCAACGCGGACTCTGCGGTCGGCACGCTGATCGACACCCTGTTCCGGTCCGGCGACATCACGTGGCGGCCGGCATGACGCTCACCTTCCCGCGCGCGCCAATCGTGGAGCTCTTCCTGAACGGGTGGCGCGAGGTGCAGCAGGACGTTCGGCAGGGCACGAGCATCACGATCACGCAGGGCGGCAAGGACGAGGCCACGAAGGCGGTGCCGTGCAAGTGCGAGCTGGTGCTGGACGACGGACCGGAGCACGGCGACGGCGACTACAACCCCGAGAACCCGACTGGACCGTGGTACGAGCTCCTGACCCGCAACACCCCTCTCCGGGTCGCGTTGCGGGTCGGCCGAGACGACTGCGCGCGCATCGTGGCGTCCGGGTGGGGCACCTCACCCGAGTTGGGCGCCTACACCGCATTCGGCGCGGATAGCTCGGTCGCCTCGGGTGAGGCCAGGCATTCGGTCAATGGCACCAACACGTTCCGGATGAACTACCTCAACGACCTCACCGTCAAGAACGTTGACGTGGCCGTCGACGTCACCATCAACGGTGTGGCCGCGGTGACCGGCGCCGCGCTCGAGCCGGCCAACATCGTGCTGCGCGGCATCAGTACCGGCCAGTACTACATGCTTCGGGTGAGCATCAGCACGGCCGGCGTGGTGTCGGTCGCGGTGCACGCCACAGGAGGCGCCCTGTCGAGCACCATCACCGTGCCCGGACTTGTCTACAGTGGACAGAAACTCCGGGTTCGATTCCAGGCTGAGGACAACACGTTCCGGGGCAAGGTGTGGGCCGCGGCGTCAGTCGAGCCGTTGGCGTGGCACATCGAGTACAGCCACGGGGACGTGTGGGATGCCGGGTGGCTCGGCATCCGGTCCGGTGTCGCGAGCGGCAACACCAACGCGCTGCCGATCGTGTTCCGGTACGACAACATTGATGTGCGAATCCCGCGCTTCTCCGGCGAGTCAGCCAAACTGCTCCCGACGTCCACTGTGGACAACACGAACCGGCAGACACAGGTCACGGCGACCGGGATCCTGCGCCGGCTCTCCCAGGGCAGCAACCCCCTGAAGACCGCGCTGTATCGCTTCTTTCTGTCTACCGCCATGCCCGTCACGATGACCGACTACTGGCCGCTGGATGACCAGCCACAGTCCCAAGTGCTCGGTACTAGCCCCACGGGGAGTCCGCCACCGAAGGTGGTTCCCAGCGCCGTTTACCCCAACGTCGTCGGTGGCGTCACGTGGGGTGTCACGGCCGGGCCGCTGGCCATCGAACGCTGCGTGAAGCTGTACGCATGCAACATGCGATTCTTCGTGAAGACCGAGCTGTACACCACGGGCAGCTTCGGCTACGCGTGGATGCACAAACGCAGCAACGCCAAGAACATCGTCACCTGCCGTCTGGACAACGGCGACAGTCTCATCACGGAACTATTCGCCGACGGAAGCTATCAGGTCCGAATCAACTCAGGTGGACTCGGGCCGGTGCTGTTCGCGGTGCCTGCCCCGGACTCCATCAGCGACGACGGCGAATGGCACTACATCGCGATCTCCGCAACCAACGTCGCCGGCACAATCAACCTCACGTTCGTCGTCGACGGCGTTGCCCGCACAGCCACTCAGGCAGGCGCACTGAACGCACCCGTCAGTGTTGCATTCCAGACGGATGAATTCGGCGGACTGGACCCCATTAACATCGCGCAAATGGTGATGTTCAAAGAGAACGTCGCCACCGGTGGCGCCTGGGTGCCGATCCTGAACGCACAGCTCGGCTGGCCGGGAGAGGAGGCCGGGACGCGGTTCAACCGACTGTGCACCGAAGAGGGTGCGTCGCACGCCATGGTCGGTTATCCGACCGTCACGCCGGTCATGGGCCCGCAGCGGCCACTGACCCTGCTGGCGCTGGTGCAGGAGTGCATTGATGTCGATCTCGGGGGACTGTTTGAGGCGCGCGGCAACGCCTCGCTTGTCATGCGCACCAACAGGTCCCTCATTCGGCAGACGCCAGGCGTGACGCTGGACTACGCCAACCAGGAGATAGCACCGGTGTTCCGGCCGGTCCGGGATGATCAGGCCACCGTCAACGACGTGACCGCCAAAAAACCGGACGGCGGGGAGCATCGGCGGCAGCGGCTCACCGGGCCGATGAACGTCGCGAACCCGGGGTCATCTCCGGGCGCGGTCGGGCGGTACGCCGTTCCGTGGCCGGCGAACACGGACACCGACGCAGGCCTGATCGACGTGGCCGGATGGCGACTTCACCTCGGCACGACGGACGAGGCGCGCTCTCCCACCATCAACGTCAACCTGCGGGCCGACGCCATCTCTGGCGACCCCGTCCTGACCCGACAGTTGCTCGACCTGTCGTTCGGTGACGGCGCCACCGTCATCAACGGACAGAACGCCTACCTGTTCGACGACTACCGGCAAGTGGTCCGCGGGTGGGTCGAGACCCTGGACGACGCCTACCGACACGCCATCGCGTTCAACACCACGCCGGCCAGCGCCTACGACGGCGCCGCGCTCGGCACCGGCGCCCGGCTCGGGTCGGACACGAGCACCGCGGGTTCGTTCCTCGCCGGCACCGACACGCTCATGAGCGTCACCACCACGGGCGGCACGATCTGGACCACCACCGGCCCGTTCCCGTTCAACATCAAAGTCGGTGGGGTCGTGCTCACGGTCACCAACATCACCGGCGCCGGAGCCGGCCAGTCGTTCACGATCACCGCGGCACCCGTGAACGGCGTCGTCAAACTGATCCCGGCCGGGTCACGGCTCACGCTGGCCACCCGCCACTACCTGACCCCCTGAGGAGTCCGCCATGGCCTACGCGGCAGGTGAAGAGCTCACAGCCCAACTGCTCAACGCGCTACTCGCACGGAGCTGCCAGACGGGTTTCGTGGGCACCCCGCAGACCACCACCTCCACTAGCTACACCGACCTGGCCACCGTCGGGCCCTCGGTGACGCTCATCTCGGCCGGCACCACCGCGCTGGTCATGTGGTCGGCCGGCATGTTCTCCGGTGACGCCACCTACCGCGGCGGCTACTGCGACTTCACGATCACCGGCGCCACCGCGCGCGCCGCGAACGACGCGTCCGCGGCGATCGTGTCCGCCACCAACGGCGCGGCCGGGTTCCGGTCGACAGGTTTCGAGTGGGTGACCATCACACCGGGCTCGAACACCTACACCCTGAAATACAAGTCACTGTCCGGCTCGTTCAACTTCCAAAACCGACGCCTGTTCGTGTTCGCGCCCTAGGAAAGGATCATGATGAGGTCACAGAACGGATGGCCGGCAAGCTCGAACCGGCGAGACATCGCGGTCGAGGCATTCGAGATCAACGGCGTGTCGTTCCCGGGTGGCGTGAAGGCCGGCGACGTCACGACCGTGTTCGCCTACGTGGTCGAGCAGTTCCATGCGAACGTCGAACCGCTCGTACTCGGCTGGTGCTGGGGCTGGGCGTGGAAAAACGTGGCCGGTGGCGACGACATCAGCAACCACGCCAGCGGCACGGCCGTGGACATCAACGCGCCAGACCACGGGCTCGGCAAAGAGAACACGTTTGACGGCCGGCAGGAGGCGGCCATCCGCACGATCGTGCACGCGTGTGCGGGGATCGTGCGGTGGGGTGGCGACTACGATGGCCGGAAAGACGAAATGCACTTCGAGATCGTGGGCGACGAGACCGACGTGGCCTCGCTGGCAACCGCGATCAGGAACAACGGAGGTCCCACGGTGGCACTCACGGCGAACGACGCAAACACAGTCCTCATGGGGAAACTGAGCTACACCTACCCGAGTGCGGCGGCCGCGAAGGCGGCCGGGCTGCCGATCGTCAACGGCAAGCAAGAGCTGGTCGAGACACACCCGTTCGCCGAGTGGTTCGGCGTGATGGCGGTCCGGGTCCGCGACCTCACCGACCAGGTGGCGACGCTGACCGAGCTGGTCTTGAACATGAAGGCGGCCGGGAAGTGAGCGCGCCGACGGCGCCGGACCTGGCGCCGGTCCCGAAGGTCATCGCCGGCACGGTCGCCGGTGCGTCCACAGTGGTCCTGGTCTGGCTCGCGAGCCTCTTCGGGCTCGACGTCCCCAACCTGGTCGCCGGGGCGCTCACGGTCCTCCTGAGCGCCACGGCGGGGTACATGAAGCGTCCCTGACCCCGGACAGCACGCGGCCCCCACAGCACGCGCTGTGGGGGCCGTTCTGTGCCGACGTCTCAGGCACGCCTATCCATCATCCCCTTGGCGAGGCTCAACACTTCCCCATAGAACTCCTCCGACCCTGGCGCAAGCTGTGGGTGCGCCGCGAACACGCGCCCTTCCGCTTCTGCGCAGGCGCCGGCATGGACATTGTCGATTTCTGCGTATAGCTCGACGTCACGCTTTCGCGGCCGGTCCACGGCGGTCATGACCCGGTGCGGCGGACGATGATCGGCGCCTTGGTCAGCTTGGTCGGGATCTCGACCTTCCGTTCCGCGAAGTCGAGCGCAACCGCGTCGTTGTCGGTGATCTTCCGCGGCGTGCCATGGGACCGGACCCACTCGCCGTACGTCCCGTCCTCGATCATCGCGACCTGCGCCTTGAGCGCGTCGAACCGCGCTTCGGCCTTGGACTTGTCGGACTTCGCAGCGTCGTAGTCGGCGAGCAGGTTCGCGATCCGGGTTGCCTTCTGAGCCTTGGTTTCACGCATGATCAATCTCCTATCAGGTTGGACAGGTCGGGTGCACGGTACGTGGGCGGCTTCATGATCTTTCCGTCGCCTCGCAGCACTAGACCGGACGGTTGAAGCTTGGTCATGTTCGAGGCGTGCACGAGCCGGAAAACCGCGTCCAGCGGGATGCCGAACGCGTCGGCCGCGCCGTACGTCACGTACAGCATGTCGGCCAACTCTTTCGCCACATCAGCCCGCACCGGCATGCCGTACTCTCCGGTGCGTCGGTCGAACCCGTCGATGGCGTCCATCGCCTCAACGGTCTCCTCGCTGATCAGCGTGGAGCGGAAGTTGCGTACCTCCTCGTTCAGCCACGCGTTGCGGTGCACGCCGCCTCGCAGGTGGAACTGCGCGACGCTGCGCGCGGCCTCGCTGCGATCGATCCACGGGGGTGGGAAGTCGCTCATGACGTGGCCTCCTCGTTGAACAGGACCCACGCGGACTTCCACCGGCGCGTGCCCTCAGCCTCCGGGAACGTGACCCACTGCGGCAGGCCGCTGGAAGACGCGTCGGACGACACGTGAACGTCGGCTGTCCCGCCTCCCGCTTTCGGGATGCACGCGCGGGCGGCGGCATGCTGATAGTCGATCTTCTTACTGGCGTGCGTGGTGAAGTAGGTCGCGCCGAGTGCCGCCACCCAGGCGCCGAAGTCGCGACCTTCCACGTGCAGCGACGTGTAGCCGGAGCGCTCGATCAGCTCGGCCACAAACTCGCGGATCGCAGCGACGGAGCACGCGTCCACAATGAAGAACTCGTTGGACTGAGCAACGACGATCTCCTGAACCAGCACAACCGGCTCGTTCATCGTCGGCTCTCTTCCTTGCGCAGGTAGGCGGACAGGGCGGCCCGGACGACGTCGGACGGGTTGCGGTCTTGCTTGACCGCAAGCGCCTCAAGTCGGGTCTTCATGTCGGGTGTGACTGCCGTGTGTACGGTCGGTCCGTATCGCTTCATGCCGCAGAGGGTGGCACGAGTTGACAGGCCCTGTCAACTGTGACCCACGTCACCCTTGTCGAAACGTGGCACGATATGGCATAGTCATCGGCAGGGAAAGAAAGACTCGAACGAAAGGGAAACTGAATCATGGGATTCTTCAGTCGCAACAAGAAGTCCGGTAAGCGGGTCGCGCGAGCCAGGGGGCGCAACATCCGGCTCAACAAGCAACTGCGTGCGCAGGGCATCAACCCGGACGCGGCCTATTGCACCGAGTGCAACGAGTGGTACAACGTCCAGAATCAGTCGGCTGTCAACCGCCATGCGCACTGAGCGTTTCTACGCCGCTCCCTGGGAGCGGCACGTCGCCGAAGGCGGCGGGACCAGCTTCGCGGTCTTCGACCACGATACCGGCACGTTCGCCACCGCTGAGGCCGGCGGCTTCTACTCCGCGTTCAAGTCGCTGGAGAGCGCGCAGGAGCAGGCCGCCCAGATGAACAGACAGGCGAAGTACCAGACCGAGACCTGCACGTGGCGTGTGACGGCAGGCACCCCGATGACGGACGCCTGTCCTGCCTGCGGGCACTCAGTGATGCTCCACCAGAGCAACGTCAACCCGGACCTCACGGAGTGCTTTGTGTGCCGCATGGCGGCCGACAGCGGGCCCTGTGACTGCCCGGACAGCCGGGCCTACCGCTCAGTGGTCGAGGCGATGCGGAACCGGGGTGCGGCCGCGGCGACCGAGCGCCTGTTCGAGCAGTGGCTTGCACGTGCGATGCGGGACGTGTCGCACGCCTTCTCGTCCGGCCGGGACTGGCGCACGGTGCTCGGCTCGTACGCCGAGCGCACCGAGTACACCGAGGCCGATGAGCCGCCGTGGGCGCGCAGCTCGAACGCGCGCAGGCGGGCCGCAGGGTATGTGATCAGGCCAAACGAGTGATTTGTAACGGATGTAACAACCTCCCGTGTTTGAACCCCATACGTGCGCGTGTAGTGCGCACCTATGGAGCGCAATCATGCTAGGTTGTTACATCCGTTACAGATGATCTAGGAGTGAGCGTGATCGACTATGGCAACACGGCTGATGACCCCGTTGAAGATCAACCGAGGAGGCGTGCCGTGCAGTCGGATGTAGCGGAGCGCGTCGCTGCCGGCATGTTGACCAACCGCTTTCGGTACGTGGCCGGCATCGGCTGGCATGAGTTCGTCGGCGGCCGGTGGAAGCACGACCCGGGCCGCGCGGACCTCGTGCGCGAGGCCACCCGTTCGTACGTGCGGACGCGGGTGGACGAGCTGCGGATGAATTCGCGCGACGTTGAGGCACTCGCATGGAAGGGCTGCCTGCGCCGTCAGGAGATCGACGACATTGTGATCTTGATGCGAGGCATGCACGGCATCAGCACCGACAGTAATGACCTCGACACGCACGATGATCTCGTCAACTGTCCAAATGGGACACTCGATCTGCGCACAGGGCACCTGTCTCGGTCGATCCCGTCCATGCTGATCACCAAACAGGCCGGGGCGGCCTACGACGCGTCGGCGCAGTCAGACACCTGGGATGAGGTGCTAGAGGCCATTCCCGTCGATGCGCGGGAGTGGCTACAGGTCCGCTTCGGTCAAGCACTTTCGGGATATACCGAGGATTCGTTGGTCCTAGCGGTCGGTGGCGGCCAGAACGGCAAGTCCGCGTTCATGAAGGCGATCATGCGCGCGTTCGGCGAGTACGGCGACATGGTGTCGCACCGGATCCTGCTCACGGGCAACTCGGCACAGCACCCCACGGAGCTGATGGACCTGCGCGGGCTGCGGCTAGCCGTGCTCGAGGAGACCCCCGAGGAGGGCAACCTGGACACCCACCAGCTCAAGACGATCATCGGCACACCGAAGATCACGGCACGGAAGATGCGTCAGGACTCGATCACGTTCCGGACCACGCATTCGCTGTTCATCAACACCAACCACTACCCACTGGTGTCCACGACCGACCATGGCACGTGGCGACGTCTGCGCGCCGTGCTGTTCCCGTTCAGGTTCGTCGACGGCGCTCTGGAGCGTCCAGAGGATCGACAGGGCGATCCCTCGATCAAGACCCGCATCGACACAGACCCCACCCTGCCGATGGCCGCCTTGGCATGGGTTGTCAAGGGCGCGTTGCGCTGGTACGACGACCGGAACGCCCTGCACCGTGAACCGGTGGTGGTGCGCGAGGCCAGCGACGCTTGGCGAGCTGACTCCGATGTGGCCTTCCAGTTCGCGCAGGAACACCTTGCGGCGCAACCAAATGCGCTCGTGCCGGTGCAGTACGTGGCCGACAAGTTCAACGCCTACCTTGAGGCGCAGGGGAAGCGGAAGTGGTCCAACCAGACGATCAAGGCACGCCTGCCCGCGTCGGTGCAGGCTGCCCTGAACGCCAACACGCACCCGATCAACACCCGCGTCAAGAGCGCGCACACCATCGGCGTGTCCGACGCGTTCGACAAGGCGCAGGTCGAGCGAGAGTGGATCGTTGGCAAGGTAGTCCGAGCATGGGAAGGGATCGCGTTCCGATGAGGACAGTCGTGGTGCTCGTGTGCACGGTGGCCCTGATGTGGCTCGGCAAGAACGATCTGGCGCTTTGGGTGGCCATCGTGGGAGTGTGCGTCTGGGCGTGGAACGTGAGGGAGCCGCGGCGCTATGAGTGCAAACTGGGCCAAGGGGTCCACCCGAAGATGGAGGCGCATCAGGGCGCAGGTGATGCTGCGGGATGGGGGTACGTGCAGGGTGCGTATACCGGGGGTGTGCACGGGGGTGGCCACCTGCGTGCACCACACGCTCGGCCGGGCTGTGAGTGGTGACGACACGCGGTTCCTGGAGGCATCGTGTAATCCTTGCAACGAACACGTTGGTGATCCACAAACACGTGAACCGCCAACGAAAAAAATAACCAGATGGTGAAGGATTCACGCGGGCGGGGGCGAAAGTTCCGGCAGTACCGACCGTTGGACACCCGCCTGCGTGTTCTTTCTCTCTCCACCGCGACCCCGGGAGTCCACCGTGCCAGTCGGCGACGCTCTGACCAGGCTTCTACTAGCGGAGGGCGACGCTAGGCCGGCACCGC